GCTACCTCAGTTAGTGAAACAATAAACGGAACTACTCATACATGGCAGGGATTAAACCTAGATCAAAGACCAAACTGGACTCAATCAAATCAGGGAGATGCCTTTCAATTTACAGAAGTATATCAAGCACCTGGAATGACATCTGTAACCGACATAACTCGCACCATCCAAAGCACAAGCGTCACAGATACCACAACTATCTTCTCGCAATAAGTCTGCTAGGTAATCCTGTATTAGCTAACACCTCAAATACTGCTGCTCCAAGTGCATCGGCATCTGGATCGGTTTCAAACTTTGCAACCCAAGTTTTGGGTGGACCGATGGTAGAAAATATGTATGGTAATCAAATTAAATGTTCTGGACCACAGATGACCGTTAGCCCATTTGTCACCACTTCGTTTAACCAAAAGCGACCACAGGACTACACTTATCATACGCCCGTGTACGATCCAACAGACGCAAATGATGATGGAGTACCTGATAATCCAGGAAATATACTTTACTACCAAGAAAACTATAGTGGCAATAAAGATTCTTTAGGATTAAACTTTGGATTCGCACTTACATTCAATATTCCGTTAGATAATAGGTTTCAAGATTCTTGTCTTGACGCAGCCAACACACAAATAAAACTACAAAAACAAGAATTAAATGCAAAGATGCTTAACTATGAAATTGCCAGACTAAAAAATTGTGGAGAGTTAATGTTAGCTGGAATTTATTTCGATCCCAAAAGTGAATACGCAAAATTATGTGAAGGAGTCCGTATCGCTCCAAAACCTAATCAAGTTATTCCACATACTCACAAATTAAAGTAGACAAGTCACGGGTATTACACTTATCTACGGATAATTATTCTACCTTATCTTTCTTCTTTGTCAGCTTCTTTATTAGATTTTTTACTAAAGGTTTTACGATATTAAGCAGTAATGGAGTAGAGGCAGCAACAGTAGCAATAACAGCAGTGCTAATAAGCTGTGGAGGATTCGGTATGTATTGCTCGATGAATGTAACGTCCTCATAAAGCGTTATACATTTACTACCATCTTCGCTTCTTTCATGCCCGATAACACGCTCCAGTTTAAACTCTGAAGCATATTGGCCTACTCTTTGGTCATTTGGTCCAGGGCACTCAACGAAAAGCGATTTATCTTCTTTCTTTTTTGGTTCGTATTTTGGAGGCTCTACTGTAGGTTCTACAAATTCTTGTGCTTGATTTGTGGGGGTTTCTGATTGCGTGTACTTAAATTCGTTGGGGTTATACTGCAAAGGTTCAAAACTAGGAATACTGAAATTACCGCATTCTGTATAAGTACCATATTCATCTTTTGTACTATCAATAAGGCTAGTAAGGTTATTTCTATGAACTCTTACACAACCTGGAATATCTACAACAGGTTTATTTATTTGATTTACTACTGGATTATTAAAATTCCATATTGGTATTTTATGTATTTCAACCTTGTTTATTTGAAAATGAGGTATGTCAATCGTAGGCATCTCGTTTTTTCATTATTTCTACCTCTGAAAAACAAGTAGGGCAACTTAAGTTAGTCTTTATAGAAAACTCAGGATCATCTTCAATATCGTGATCGCCACCCCAAGTTAATTCAGTATCGCACCAATAACACTTCATATTTTTAAATTTTTCATCGTTGGTGGCACTGGTAAAGATGGGCCAGTAAGATCAGGTAATCCTTTTTCTAATACTTTAGGCATCATTCCTTGAACATTACCAAGAATTTCATTCATAACTTTTGATTTAAACTGTTCCGAAGTTACATACCTGTAACCTATTACTCCTGTAGCAGTCATGGAAGCTACCATTAGAAATGAGATAATACTCAAACAATTTGCTATCTTCTGAAACATGATTAAGTTTGCGATATTGAAAGCACTATCTTTTACAAGTGTGCTTGTGTTACTGCTTATTGTAGCTCTCTCTCCTTTATACGTCACTATGGGCATAATGACTAGACAAGTGCAAGAAAAGCCTAACTAGATTTAGTTCCTATAATATCTTCGCAAGCTGCTATACCTCCTCGAAGTTCAATTATTTTAGTCTTAGAATTTTCTAAAACTTGTTGAGCCTTGTTATAAGTTTCTGCTACTTGTTGTAACTCAGATTTCAAAGCCTCTAGTTTTTGTTGTACCTTAATAGCCATTAAAGTGATACTTTATTAATATAATAGTATCAATTAAATTATAAACTGTAAGGATCTTCTGGATATTGTGTCATATTTGGTGTTCCATCTTCTTTTCTGCCATATAAAGTAACCAATGCTGTAGTATCTGCACAATTATCAATTTCTGTTTTGCGTGTCGTATAGGCTGTGCGTATGCCATCTCTATATGTAACAATATCCGAATCTATTTCAGTTCCTTTTTCAGCTTTTCTTACAACTTGCCAATCATATTGATTTAACAAACTTTTTGCAATTTGTTTTTCTTCTTGTTTTAAAATTGATTTTACACCTAAAACAACAAGTTGATTTCCATGTATATTTAATATTGGATTACCATTTTCATCAACTTGGTTTGTATCTGTAAGTGTTTTTGCAGTTCCATCCTCCCAGTAAAAACGTGAATCATACATTGGAGCGTCAGCAACCTCTGTTATACCAATCGCTGTTTTCTCATCTGATGTTGATAGTCTTAACCAATTAGCAGGGTAATTAACAGCATCTTCCCCTGTTCCAACTGTAAAGGGAACATCAACTGCTAATGGGTTTCCATTTAGTAAAAATGCCATAACTATATATTACCTTGCTCTTGAATATTTAAAAGAAGATTGTGCAAAAGCAAAATATATATAATTATCTCCATTCCCATTATGTGTTCCTGCTGTCATTCTCAATTTAAATCCATTTGATAATATATCTAAAGTTCCACTTGAACCATCTGATTCTGATTGAGCATTATCAGGGTGTAGATAATCATTGTCTCCATTAAATCCAGACCTTTTATCATCATGTATTACCCAAGATGCAGCAGAGTTAGTTCTTTTCAAAATTATTAAAGCTGGTCTAAACCCTGTATTTACGCATGTTCCGTTGCTATCTCCGTTCCCCTTATACGATCCAAAGTTTGAAAATCCCAAAACTTCAGAAAATACATAAAAAACGAAATTACCAGAAGAGTTTGTTCTAAAAGTAAAATTTGAGCTTGACACTGCTCTTACACGATTAGCATTGCCAGATACTCCCCCACTATCATCTAAAAATTCTGTTTGAGAAACACCAATTTTTTGATGAAAAACTCGCCAGCTATGATTCGCATCTCTGTTTTTTGCAAAAATAGCTGCTGGTGTAACCCCTAAACCATGATTAATCGTAAAGTCTGAACCTGTACTATTAAGATTATGCAGAACTATGTCAAAACCAGCAGTAGTGTCTTCTTCCCAGTTCCATGCGACATAATTCTGCCCATTTGTATTTTGTTGATCACTTGCATCTGCCGAGGTGGTAAACCCGTTACTGTCAAAACTATCTAAAGGGTAATTTGAATCTTCAGGAGCAGGCTCATTGATAAACAAAACCCCTGCTGAAATACCCCTAACACTATCATGTCCTTGATGATAGTCAGTATTAGTTCTACTTTTCAACCAAACCCAATCAGGTTGAAAATCTAATCCAGTAATTGCACGACTTGATGCTCCATTCCCAGACCAAAGCAGAGTATTGAAATATTTATTAGGTAACAGTATCGTTGGATCGGGTAAGTTTGCTGAACATAATGATTGATAACCTGTTGGAATAGAATGAACAAATGGTCTTTGTCCAAAATTTGCATGCCCATTACCATTTTCTCCATTAAAATATGGAGCAAACATCATATCATCTGTTTTTGTTACTGTATTACTTGCGTTTGGTTGAATACCATTTGATCCTGTTGATGGGTTTCCGCTTCCGTAATATGTACCATTCTTGTGAAAATAAAACTTAAAATTATCAGCATCAAATGCTACTCCGATAATATCATCATCTGAAATACTGCTTGGATTACTTCCTGTATATCCATACCAATAACCTCTACTATCGTATGCAATACCACATGGATTACTGCCTGACGAATTTAAACCAACGTCACCACCATTATAATTTAAATTGTGGTCTGTATTTACAAAACCCGCTTGAACCAATCCAGATCCTTTGGTAAATTCAAAATACCATTTGCCTGTTTTAACAGCAAAAGTACCTCTTGCTGGACCAAAATTATTCGAGTGTCGTCTAAATTTCAAACCACCTTCTTCTACTTCTGTGCTTGACCTCCAAGAATCAAGCCTACTTATTGTACAAAAATTATTTGTTGGTGTATCTTCTAATGAGTCATTACCAACACCAGCACTCACAGATATTCCATTTGGTGTCCAGTTATTACCATTACCACTTGAATCTTTACCTATTGTCGCAGCAGTATTGTTTGAGTTGTCATCAAACTTTAGGTAGAAACCATTAGTACCATATGTAATATTTACTTCTTTAGGAGACCATACTCCAGTATCAGAATTTATTTCACCAAAATCTGATGCCTCGTACTTATAACCATCACTATAATGACACTCTGCAAAATACATATCACCTCTATTAGTGTGACCATCCCATGCTTGTGAACCCATTGCATGAGCATAACCAGACCTATTCATTGCAAAGTCATAATTTGGTGGCTGACCACCTGTTATGTTTTCCTCGACTCCATTGACCCATATTCTATGTGTAGTATTACTTGCATCAACTTGCCAAACAATATGATACCAAGCACCTACATCTCTATATTCACGAGTATTTATATCTCCGTAAGGGTTTGCACCGCTAGTATCAAAATAAAACTGAAGCCTATTATTACCACTTTTCCAATACAATGCTGCTATGCCATCGTTTCCAGATTGTGAATTGCAACTAAAAATATAATCTTCATTAAAAAGTTTGGTGCGTTTTATCCAACCACTCCAAGTCCAAATCTTTCTATTTCCTGTAGATGTTGGTGTTCTTGTTAGATAGCCATTACTTCCATCCATTCTTAAACTTCTTTCTATTTCATAACCTGTTGTCGCTCCAGAAGCTCCAGCCCTAATGTTATCTGTAAAAAATGGCATTATTTAACATCCAATGAAACGGCTATATGTATTTCATTAGTGGCTTTGCATACAAAATCTAATCTATCAACGGCATTGGCTGCTGTAGAAAGTGTAGGTGCTGTACCTCCTACAAATTTAAAAACTGAGTTAAATGATGCAGTTCTTGATCCAGTTCCATCCTGAGTTAAAAATATTGTCCCGCTATGTCCTATTTGCGTATTTACAGGAGCAGCAAAAGTTGAGTTAGCGTTCATATTAACGAAATGATATGCAGCAGAAGAAAAGTCAAATGTTACTGTACCTCCATTATGAGAATCAGAGTTACCATTTGCACCTCCAGTAACGTAGACGCCATAAGCACTTGTTTCAAATTTTTTAACACCATTATAGAAAAGATCAACTGAGTCATTCTCAGAAGCAGTTATCATATTTTCATTAAAAGCAGCATTTGCTAAAACAATTTGTGAACCTAAAATATTTAAATTTCCAGTTCCGACATCATTAATATAGCTGTTTGTCCCATCGTGATATAGCCATAAATCTTGTCCAGTACCAAGTTTTATTGCATGTGAGTCGTTAAGAAATAAATCACCCGTTACTAATGCTCCACCGCTTGTAGTCTCAAACTTCTTTGAATTATCATAATGAAGCTCTACTTGACCATTCTCAACGGCAACGATCATATCTTCATCGCCAGCCGAATTCAATATATCTACTCTACTAGATTTTATTTTTAAATTACCTGTACCAGCGTCATGTATATATGAGTGAGATCCATCGTGATATATAGAAAGATCTGACCCTGTTCCAAATATTGCTTTATCGTTATCAGCAAAGTCAATATCGTTACCATTACTTTGTAAGTCACCGCCTAGCTGTGGTGATGTGTCATCTACTAAATCAGATAATGCAGAAGCCCAACTTAATACACCACTACCATCAGTTTTTAAAAATTCATTACTACCACCATCATTATTTGGCAGTGTAAGTGTGTAGTTAGCTGCTGCACTATGTGGTGGACCTTGTATTGTTATGCCATGACTATTATTTTCACAGTTTAATTTAAAACGCCCTGCACCATTACCACCATTCCCACTAACACCTTTAAATACAACTGCCCCAGTTCCGTTTGGTCTTAAATCAATATCACCATTAGAAGCAGAAATAATATCATTACCATTTACATCTAAGTTACCTCCAAGTTGAGGTGAGGTATCACTGACAATATCTGCTATATAACCAGCACCATTAGTAATAGCATTGTTATTTAGTGAGATATTTCCCGATCCATCAAAACTAACTCCAGCTATTGTCCTTGCTGTCGTTAAAGTATCAGCCGAGCCAGCGACAATTCCAATGGCAGAGCCACTATCATTCTTACTAAATAACTTACAATTACTGGTTCGTATTGCTAATTCACCTGTTGCAAGATCACTATTACCTGGATCACTACCGCTTGCTCTTTTTAATTTAATTGTGTTTGCCATTGTTCGACCTCCTGATAATTAAAGTTTAGTATGTTCCTCCATCTATATCGAAACTAGAGGCACTTTCATCTTCTAAGAATGTAACCAAATCAGATAAGGCAACTTGTTTCATCGTTCCAGCGTCATTACAGAGGAACCTATCTGCTGCTGCCAGAGTGGTTGAAGTGGCTGACGTTCCACCATCAATTAAGTTTAATTCAGCAGTCGTAACTGTTGCTCCATCGAGAATACCAATTTCTGTTGAAGTAAGAGCAGCTAAAGCAGCAGATCCACCAGATTGACAAGAAGATAAGTTTGTTAAGTCTGTTGCAGATGCCTGTGCTCCTAAAGATGCTCTTGCTGTAGCTCCAGATTCAAGAACAAAGTTAGATCCATCACCAACAATAAAATTACTATCTGTTGGAGTTAATCCAGCTATATCAGTAAGCTGTGCATCAAAAGCCTGTACATTTGTACCGATTGCTAATCCTAAGGCTGTTCTCGCAGCACTTGCACTTGTAGCACCCGTTCCACCATCGCCAATAGCAAGTGTTCCTGTTATAGAACTAGCAGCAAGATCAACAGCAATTTCAGTAGATTCAATAACAAGTCCACCATTAGCCTTAAGATCAACACTCATTACTGAACCAGACTTATCTAATCCATCTCCTGCTGATACCCCTGATCCAGTTCCAGAAAACTGTGTAAAAACAATATTGTTTGTGCCAACGACATCTGATCCTTTGTTAGAGCTAACAACAAAACCTGAGTCTGCATTAGTACTTCCTTGCTCAACGAAAGCAAATGCACCAGCAACAGTAGCTCCAGTGGCAAAGTCATCTGCTCTAGTGGGAGCACCAGAAGCATTGACAACGTAAATACCATTTTCGGTCTGCGTACTTTGGTCTTTAAGCATTATTCTGTCATTTGTTGCTAGAGTTATGCCATCTACTGTCTGACCATTAGCAAAAGCAGATGCTAGTGTTCCGTTTGCCGTAGTTGCAACTTTTACAGAATCTTTCACATCTAAACCCTGACTTACATTATCAACATACGATTTAGACGCAGCATCAGTAGAAGCAGTAGGTGTTGCTAAGTTTGTTATTTTCTGTGAATTTAAGGATACAGCACCAGCAGGAGCAGCCATTTCTGCAAGAGTATTGGCACGAACACCTGTATCAAAATCTGAAATTTTTGTATGTGCTAATGAAGGAATATCATCACTCACTAATGCTCTAAATGTAGGTGCAGCAGCACTTCCTGATCCTGGACCAGCTAATACAATATTTGCGTTTCTAGTTGTTGCTTTATCAAAAAATGCTCCCTTACCACCGATAGGAATAATACTTGTAGCGGAACCTCCTGCTCCCCCTGTACCCGTACCATAGATTAAAACCTCGTCACCTTCTCTAAAAGCAACCTCCGCATTTTCCATTGAGGTTGGGTTAGACGATCCAGTTGATCTTTTTATCCTGATCGTGTTAGCCATTAGAAGTTTCCTCCATCTACGAGTGTTAGTTTGGTTGTTGTGCTATCTGCTTTAAATGTATCAGATGCAGCGTGATAGTACAGAACTGCATTATCAACTTTGCCTGTAATATCAAAATTAAGGCCAGATATAGTTCCTGACGGACCTTGTGGCCCAGCCGTTGTTATTTCAACTGTAGTTACATCAGAAACCTGTGAAACTACAACTTGATTAGGATTGCTCATGCTGTGTAACCCTCACTTATAAATAGTTTACCCTCTAAATAATAGTTTTTGCTACCACTAGGTTCTGTTAATAATACGTCATAAAACAAAATACTTGGAGAGAAAGTTGCAGTTTGCGTATCTGTAAGAGAAATATCTACAATTCCGTTGGTTCTGTCTGTATAAGCCACTGTCCAATCTGCATATTTCGTGGTGCGTGATTCGTCATAAACTTGTGCAGCTACAGTATATCCACTTAAATTTATTGCCGATCCAGTTGAATCTTTAAATGTCAATTTAATAGGAAAGTCTGCTCTTCTATCAACAGTAAAATTCTTCTTTCCAGGAATAATTGCCATAGTTAAACCTTGATTATGTACATCATAGCTATATTACGAGGTCTAGTTTCATTGCTGTTGCTTGTTGATCCTGCATTATCTGTATTTCCTGTAACTGTATGATCGTGTGAAGCATCCATATCAAAGCTACCGCATTGTGCTTCTCCTCCAGAATTACCGTAGAGTCTTGCGTTTGCGTTACCACCTTTTGTAAAAACTCCAGTTGCTCCTCCATCTATCCTGTAAGATTGAGAAATTCTTGATATAGAACCAGTAAGAGTTTTATTGCTTGTACTAAGGTCAACAGCATGATTGTGTTGCCCAAACGCTGCTGCCTGTGACGTACCTATTGATCTTCCACTATCAGTTCCCTTACCATTATCAAAACCTCTAACAAATTCTCCTCGAAGATCAGGAACTTCAAAAGTTGTTGACCCATTTCCTGCTCCATATTGCGTTCCAATTACAGCAAATAAAGCAGCATACGTTGTTCTATTAACTGTTTGTCCATTACATTCAAGATAACCTGATGGGATTGTTGCTACTGCCATACAAAATACAGCACCAGATGGTACACCTGTAACAACTGAAAAACTTAATACACCACTACCATCTGTCTGTAAAAACTCTCCAGCATTACCATCGGTAGCTGGCAAGGTAAGACTAACATTTCCTGCTAATGAACTTGGAGATTTTAAAGAAACAAATGGAGCACCACTGCTATCTTGAAATCTAAGAGGTAGTCCATCTGTAATATCTAAGCCAGAATCACTAACTGAAAATCTTTGTGTCCCAGCAGTAGAAAATCCTAAAGAATTAGCACCTGATCTAAACATTCCTGTGTCAGCATCTCCATCAAACGCATAAGCTGGTGTGCCAGCACCCGAAGCATCATCTCCTAGTAACGGACCTGTCATTGTACTTCCAGCTTTTAGCATTAAGCCTAAATTTGCTTCATCTAAATTTCCTACTTCATAAAATGTTGCACTAGCAGCAGCACTGTTACCACTTGTAGCTCTTATCAATAATTTCTTTGGTGTAGTAGAACTGTCAGCCACAAATTCTGCTGGTTGTATTTCTCCAGCACTAGCCTTCGCTCCAAAGTTATTTGATGCAACTGCTGCAAGAGTATTTTGAATATCTAGTCTTACTACCTGACCAGAAGCATTATCTATATTTTTATTACCAACTTGTGCCATTTAAAAAATAATTTCCCCCATTCTACCCTCCTTTGCCGTAACCGACAGCTTGAAATGTAAATTGTTTATCTACGAAACTTGATCCATTTTTAACTTTAATATTAAATCCTGTTCCTGATACACTAGAAAGTTCAAAATAATCTCCACTATCAGCACCTTGTATTGTTATACCGACAGAAGGCAAGAAAGCATTTACTCCTCCCAAGCTTGATGTTCCTGTGAAAAACGGACTTCCAAAAGTTACATCTAAACCAGAACTAGACGTTCCAGATGATAAAGGTGCGGTTGACGTACTTCCTCCACTTACATAACTTCTTTCAGTTCTTGATTCAAGAGCAGCAAAGATACCAAGCTGTTGAATAGAAATATTATGAGCAATACTTTCTGACTTCAAAGTTAATCTAAATTGAAAACCTCTTCCTTTAAATGTTCCGTTTGCAAAAGTATTGAATTGCGTATATGTAGGAGAGCTAGATGGATTATCTTCTGTAGTTCTTACGGCTATTGATGCTGATACATCATTGATTGCAGGACCATCAAAATTACCATTCTGTGCATAGTCATCCCAAAATGTACCTGTAGGTATCAAAACATCTATTGTGTTAGCTGCACCAACAGTAAATCCTATACTCTGAACTAATCGTTGAAGATTTAAAGAAAATACAGCACCAAGATCTACAGTAGATGCAAAATCGTAAGTGCCAGTAAGATTTGAAGATGGATCGCTAAGTTCTAAAGCTCCACCAGATACAGCAACATTAGTTTTTGTTCCTCCAAAGGGTGTAGAGTCTGTATCTTCTCTGTCAGATAATATCCTTTGACTATCAATCAGATCAGGCAAGTCTAATATTACAGAAGTCTCTCCAGTACTGAAGTTTCCTTGGTCATCACGGAATTTAAGAATATACTCTCCATCAAGACTAGGCACAACTGCTTCTGTAGTATTTCCTGCAAGAGCTTCAATCAAATCAATAGAGTTTTGAAACGTGCCAGTACCATCTGTTTTATTGCTATGACGCACATAAACTTTTCCTCCATGTATAACATCAGGATCTGTAGATTCTGTCCATCTAAGTCTTATCAATTTATTCGTAACAGGTTCCATTGTTAGATTTTGAACATCTATTGGAGGATCAGTTTTACCAACAGCGTTAAAGGTTACATCAGTAGAACTTGCTGATAAATTTAAAGCTGCATTAATTGAATAAACTTTTATTTCATAAGGTCCAGCAACAGTATCTAATATTTCAAAGTCAGTTCTAAACACAGTTTGAGATACCCAATTTGTATTGTTAAATCTGTATTGAACTAAATATTGACTTACACCTGTAACATTTATCCAAGAAATAATTAATTTGGTTCGTGCAACTGCGTTTATAACTACAACTCTTTCGTCAACTGTTACGTTTGAAGGGGGATCTTTAAGTTGATTTAGCAGTGATACATTTCTTGTTGGCAAAGAAATACCCTGTTCAATATTGGCATATTTACCAGACACATAAGTAAGAGCAGTTATTGCATAATTAATTCCATCTTGTTCTTGAATACTAACTACCCTATATGTTTGTGCTTCTAAAGTTGAACTTTGTAAAAGCCAGATGCTATTTGCATTTGGGGTTTGACCAAGAGCAGAATCTAATGTAATTACGCTTCCAACAATACCTGTTACATTTTTAGTTTCTATACTTCCATCAGGCAAAATTACACTACACTTTTTGTTAGTTCCAGTAAAAGTATCTAAGTTTTCAACATTATCAACAGTTATTTGAGTTGTTGTTGCGGTGTTTATTCTTCCTGATCTTCTTTCTCCTGCTCTAACTGGATCATTAATTGAAATAACAGCACCAGGTCTAACAATCGCACCAGCATCCATAGAAACACTAAAGTTTACTATTTCTGATTCTTGTTGCTCACTAAATAGTATTGCTTTTCCAAGTCTTTGTGCCTGACCACGAGATGTTATACCAAAACCTCGCACATCTTTTTTGACAATTCCTAACTTGGCTTGTGCAGATGTATCTTCAACAACCTCATAATCTATTTCTCTACTGTCCATATTAAAATAAGCAACGCTTATAACAGTATGTCTTTGCTTCAAACTACTACCAGAATAAGCAAATCCACCCTCCGCAACATTTGCCAAACTAAATAAATAACTTGGATCAGTAGGTCTATCTTGTGCCAAACTTATCTTTCCAGCAGACCAAATAGGATAAGCTCTCATAACTCCACCTATTTCATTTATCAGACTAAATGCCTCTTTCGATCCTTGAATATTTGCATTAAAACTAAATCTTGCTTCCTGACCTCCAAAACCATCACTTACTAATTCATTTGCATATTTACTCGCTTCAATAAAAGAATACAAGTCAATATCATTATCGGAAATATGTGTACCAAAACCATATCTTTCGGTAGTTAATAAATCTATTAACGCCATAGCAGGACATGAGTTCCATACCGCAGCACCCATAGTTCCATTAAATATATAACCAGTTGGGTAAATTATTCTTCCTGTTTGTAAATCTACAGTTGGTGTTCCCGAACTTGATGCTCCTGCTCCTGGTATTCTTGTTTTAATACCACGAATACGAAATGCTCTTTGTGGAATACTGCTAAACTGTTCTGAATCAAATCTAAGATTCATATATGCACTATTTGGATAGTCTTGTTTATCATCAATTATTTCTGTAATCGTAGTCCAATTAAAAGCATCAACTAACTGCCCACCAGGAGTAGCATCTGCTGTTACTCTTACAACTTTTATATCAACAGGAAAAGCACCAGTAAAATCTACTCTGTAATCTTTTTGGTACGCATCAGCAGTTCTTCCTTTTACTGTGTCAGATATTATATCTGAAAAACCACCACCATTATATTGAACTTGAATTTTTAGAGAAACAGAACTACCTAATATATCTCCTTCATCATTTGTCTTTTGTATAGAAGGAAAAGTAACTGTTATTCTTGCTGCATCAACTTGAGTATTGGTTATTTGTCTAGTAACACCACCTCCAGCAGCAGTAACTTCGACACCAACAGATGAAGATGATTGAGAACCAACAATACCAGCTACATGATTTTGACTTGCTGTTCCAAATCTAGGTGTCAGCTCAACATCTTGAAAATTAAAATCTGATGTACTTGGACTTGTATTACTGGCAGTGGATGTAAGTACAGGAGTATTGTCTAAGATAATATCTTTTAAACCAGCATTATTATATGTTTCAGTTCCTCTAGTTAATCCTGCTTTTGATGGTGTTGCGAAACCTTCTATTTCTCCTTCAGATATTAAATCTTGAACAGTAGCAAACTGTTTACTATTTAAAGTATCAGGTTCTCTTGTAGGCTTTCTATTCCTATCTCTACCACCACCAGAGCCAATAATATACTTAGTCATGCGTGTACCTGATCAGTGTCTATGCCAGCAGAAATTACAACAGATCCAGTTACCATTTCTCCATACACTATAGGTACGCTAGTTCCAGCCCTTGAAGTATTCTGAACACCACTAAAACTAAATGATATTCTAGGGTCTTGATCGTTTTCAAAATCTTCTGGTTGCTCTTGCGGAAATAATATATTACTTACACCTGTAAGAAGTAATCCAAGGCCAATATTACCTATACTTGCCATTAATGGACTTGCAAGCTGTCCACCCCTAGCAACAAACTGTAGTCCTACCATACCCGAACCAGGTGCTATTATAGCTGCTCCAACTAAAGCAACTCCTAAAATCATTCTGCCAGTATTACCTCCTGCTCCAGATATTATAGGCACTATACTTACTTCGCTTTTGCCAATCGGGTAATGTATTTCATCAGTGGTTAATTCTTCTTTATCAACTAAAACTTTATAATGTCTACTTGCCATATATGCTTCTACTTTTGGAAAATTACAAATAAGAAACTTAATTGCATCAGCAGTTGAATGGATTACAGCTTCTAATTCTTTATGGCCGACAAAATCAGCTAAATCTCCATAAAGTTTAACTTTCGTGAGCATAACGTAACCTCTTACCTGTACATTTTAATAACCATTCAGAGTAAGGCTCTTTACAAGATAGTCTATCTGTTAAATGATGTAAAACCATACCATCTAAAAAAATAGCCACATGATTTAACCCAGGTGATCCAATAGACATCAATAAAGCATCTCCATTTTGTAAAGGCTCATTATGTCTTAGTTCTCTAAAACCAGTTCTCCACGCACATTGTTCAAACAAAGGATTTAATAAAAATTCTTCTGGTGTTGTAGGTCTAGTCCAATCTTTAAGTTTTATATTTCTTTCTTGTTTATACCAATCGACAACTAAACTCCAGCAATCAGTAACTCCCCAAACCCACGGCCTACCTAACAACTCTGGAACGTAGCCCTCTGGAATACACTCTGCCCACTCTTCTGTTTTTGGGTTAACAATATACCAAGGTAAATTACTACTTTCACAACTAATTTTATCTGCTTGGCTAGGAGTAGGAGGTGTTATCGGGTGACTATGAACAACACCTATAATCTCACCTGTATTATCTGCCTTTACATAATCTTCTGGGTCAATAATAAAACATTGATAATCTGTTATTGAAAGATTACGACAAGGATAATATTTTTCTTTACCCCTTACATTTAAAAGCAAACCACAAGATTCTTTGGGATCTTCTCGTTGAGCATGAAGTAATGCTTTGTATTTCCAAGTCATTAATTAAACGTGCCAATAGAAGGAAATATGGAGCGAGTGCATTGTCTTTTGGGAGCACGAACCCCAGCTAAATCCCAAACTTGAGCTAATTCTAATTCTACAATATCTCTGTTTTCTGTTGCTTTTCTGTCAACAACATATATTTCTCTTTTAAATTCAGCAGTAGGATCAGCAGTTGCGTTTGTATTTCCAGAAAAGTTAACAGCATCTAAAAACTTTGCCATTGTTCTAATTCGAGTAACTGTAGATCCTGTTAAATCATTTCCTGCTGTGGTTTGATTTACTGTTAATAATATTGCTGACATTGTTCCTAAAGCATTACTGATTTTCATTTTTGGTCTAGGTAACTGTCCACGTTGAAAAGCAAATCCTGTTACTTCTACTGGAAATCTTAAATAAGAATTACCAGCCCAAACTATTTCTCCATTAGCATTTAAATTTGAACCAGAATGAAATCTATAAATTGTTGTTGCACCATGTAAAGAATTATCTAATTGAAGCGAAAACAACTCAATGATTGCAGATGGATTCGTCTTTTGTATTTCATCAAATACTTTAGTTGTACTCATGGTTCAAATACTTCTCTAAATGTTGTTTGTATTGTTGCTCTATTTAAATATGGTATTGTTTTGGTCCAGCTTTGACATACAAATTTAGAGGAACTTGCTTCACCAGGTGGAGTAAAATCAAAGCTCGCACCATCTTCAGCACGGGCATCAAGGAATGTTTCTATGGTGTCTGCATCTGTTTCAGATACTTCAAAAGTAAATGTAAATGTTTTTGGATTTTGATGGGCAGCCAATCCAAATAATATTCGATGTTCATATCCATCTTGAAATTTTACTGTTTTTACTTTAGGTGCAGATTTTTTT